TAGCAGACGGAACCAAGATTACAATACACAAAGCATCAGAATATAATTATGTTGCAGTAAGTCGTAATTTATTAAAGCGTTGGGGTGGTTGGTTAGACTATGGTGACTTTATCGTATTGACTGGAACAGACGGGAAGAACGGAGTATATCAAGTTAAAGATACAATGAACAGACGATTTGTAAATCGTATTGATATATTGGAATCGCCTGGTGTTAAACCATACAAGTTTACAGATGCTAAAATCAAGAAAGCAAATTTAAATGAGGATATAAAATTTATATCAAATTAAAAAAAGTTCTTGACAACGGAACAAAAATGTTGTATATTAATAGTAATATAAAAATAGGAAATGGTTATGAAAAAATACTTCTACGAGAAAAGTAAATTCTCTGAATTTAAATCTAATAAAACTTATCACGAGTTATTGTCTATGAATCAAGAAGAGTTCACAGATTGGGCAAAACTTATGAGAAAAGAAATTATTCATCAATGGGATATTGATGGACAACCACCAGTAATGGGTAAAAATGAAGAACAAATTAAAACTGGTCTAAGCAAACTAAGAGAGTTCCCTTGTGAGTTCTTTATTGATGATGATAGTGATGACGAGTCATTAGGGGTAATTAAAAATTTTAACAAACATCAAACCGTGGTTAATCACTTTTTTCCAACTATGTTGAAAACTCGTATAACAAATGGTTCAACGGCAGACGATAAAGACTTATCTATATATGAACACTTCAGTCAAGATGATAAACTTGAAAACTTTGTTAAGGTTATGAACCGAGCAGTTAAACGAGATTCAATGTATGCTTGGTGTCGTTCATTAACAAACAAACCAGAGGAAAATGAATTCTGGAATGGACAAAACCCAGTTCAATTTATTAAAGATGCTCACGCAGGAAAAGTATTTACTGGTAAGTGGGAAAACTACGATATACTTTTACATAAAACAAAACACGATAATCTAAAAAGATATGGGACACCAGATGAAGATAAGAGAACTTATGGTAATATATTTTATTTAGAGTCTCAAGAGATTAAACAATTACTGGAAGACGGGTATTTAAACAATACACAAATATCTAACTTAGGTGATATTCCAGATACTGAAGTTTTAAAGAGTGGAAAGGTTAATAAGTTTGTTTACAATGTTAGGTGGTATGATAAAACTGAAGGAGTGTTTCCAAAGATAGTTCAATCATTTAGATTAGGATTTGGAGCACAACCGGCAGTAAACTTTCCGGCTCTAACTGCAAAATGGTTATATGAAAAATATACAGACCACATTAAACAAGATGAACCATTTACAATTTATGATTCATCAAGTGGTTGGGGTGGTAGAATTATTGGAGCAATGAGTGCAAAGAAAAAGATTCACTATGTTGGAACAGACCCAAACCCAGACAACTTTATTGATGAACTCGATATATCAAGATATGAATATGTCGCAGACTTCTATAATAAAACGTGTATAGATAAAGAACCAGAGGGATTTGGAAACTTCTTTGAATCAGTATCAGAAGCAAATACTTATGAGTTATTCAGAGATGGTTCAGAAGTTATTCACGAGAATCCAAGATTTCAAAAGTATGATGGTAAACTGGATTTATCTTTTACTTCACCACCTTACTTTAATCGTGAACAATATTCACAAGACGACAATCAATCATTTAGAAAGTTTGGTGAATATAATGATTGGAAAGAAAACTTCCTACGACCAACACTAACAACAATTTACAATTATACAAAAGACGATAGATATATTCTTTGGAATATTGCGTCAATCAAAATAGATAAAAATAACTATTTTGATTTGGAAGAAGACTCAGTCAAGATATTAAAAGAACTTGGAGCAGACTACAAGGGTAAACTAAAAATGTTGATGACACAAATGGTAGGTATCAGTTTAAATAAAAGAAGTGATATGTCAAGTAGTATAAAGAACATAGTCAATGTAGACGGAAAAGATTTCAAATATGAACCTATATTTGTATTTCATAAAAAATAATTAACTAATGGAGATTAATAAATGAAGCAATTAAAAGAACAACAATTAAAAGAAAATTATCTTAAATTAAGACAATTGATTACAGATACATTTAGTGGAGAAAGATTAGAACGACTAAATAAAATGTATGATGACTTAGAGGATAGAGTTATAGTAGCACCGGCATCCGGTAAAGAAGAATATCACTATTGTCACGTCGGTGGATATGTAGAACACATACTACACGTCGTTGATACGGCAAGAAAGATGTCAGACTTATTTGAAGTAGCAGGTGGTAGTGTAGACTGGTCCGATGAAGAATTAGTATTTGCAGGACTACACCACGACTTAGGAAAGGTTGGTGACTTAGAACAAGAACATTACATTCCACAAGACAATGATTGGAGAGTAAAGAACCTTGGAGAAATTTATATCGCAAATACCGATATACAAAATATGAGAGCACCAGAACGAGGACTATTTATATTACAACATTATGGTGTATCGTGTAGTCTTAACGAAACTCTCGGTATAAAATTAGCAGACGGATTATATGATGAAGCAAATGAATACTATCTAAAAGTATTTGACGCAAGAAGGTCATTAAAGAATAGACTACCTTATATTTTACATTGGGCAGACCATATGTCTACCGTAGCAGAATATGACGAGTGGAAAAGAGATAATCAAAAGGAATCAGAAAAGGTTCAGGACTCAGTATCAAACATTAAACAGGCGGTTAAAACGGAAGCTAAAAATAAGTTTACTGAATCAACAGACGCTAAGGATATCTTTAACGAACTATTTGGAGAGAAAAAATGATAGGATATATAATACTAAGTTTAATCGTAATAACATTAGGTTGGACCACATTTAATCTAACGAGAAAAGTAGAGAGATTAGAAACTTGGGTTGAGGATTACGCACAAAGAATACAAGATACTCAACAAGCATTAAAAGAAATTGATAGTAAAGGTAACTTTGAGGCCGATGATGAAGTCGGTGTAATCTTTACAGCAATAAAAGAAGCAGTAGATGAGTTAAACGAAATAACACAAGAGGAGTTATAATGCCAAGAAAAGCAGCAAAGGGTTCACCAAGATATTACTTTCACCAAGGAACAGAAGACGCAATCATTAGACACAATAAAGAAACTCGTCCACATATGAGAGAACGAATTTACAATGAACATATTAGACAACCCTTTGAGAAGTTGGCAGAAAATATAATTCATACATTTAAATTTTATTACTTTGATGTTCCAAGTACAGATGTTATTCACGAGGTAGTTAGTTTCTTGTATATGAATATGCACAAGTTTGCCGAGGGTAAAGGAAAAGCATTCTCATACTTCAGTATTGTTGCTAAGAACTATTTGATTTTACACAACAACAATAATTACAAGAAGATGAAACAAACTGATGGAGAGGAAGTTACAGATTACAAACGAGACCCAGTTAGAGAAGCATCCCGAGATGATTTACTTCAAGCCAAAAAAGAGTATGTTGATTTGTTTATTGAATATTGGACTAATAATCTAACAACCATATTTAAACGAAAGCAAGATATAGATGTAGCAAATGCAGTATTGTATCTAATGGAGAATCGTCAGAACATTGAAAACTTTAATAAGAAAGCTCTATACATTATGATTAGAGAAATGACAACTTCAAATACACAACACATAACTCGTGTCGTAAATGTGATGAAGAAACACCACGTTAATCTACAACACAATTATCTAACTACTGGTAGTATTGAAACAAAATTCACAGGTAGTTGGGATAACTTATAACAGATGTAACAACGGGTGGCATTTCTACCACCCGTTAATTCCACCTTTATTTATTGAGCAATCCTAATATCACCAATAGTGATATAAATCCAGCGAATCCACTTGTTGCAAATAAATTCACTAAACTAATCAGATTACCAATAATGTCCATACCGAAGAACCCGCCAACAAAAATCAATTGAACGAGAACCCCAAGACCGATAATATGAAATAGTAAGTCTTTAATTCCACCTACTACATCTTTTATCATAGCCATAGTATTTTTCATATTTGTTTCCCCCTTTTATTAATCTAAAAAAGCCGGTTTTACCCGACTCGTATAATAACTATAAGGTAAAATCAAAAAAATTAATCAGTATATAAATATATATCCCTATTTTTTAACTATTTACTATTTATTGTTAGGTAAAAACTATGGCAAAAGATTACGAAATATTCGAGGGAAAAACCCTATCAGATGTCTTCAAGGACATATACGATAATTCCAAAACCAATAAACAACAATTAGAAGTATTGATGAAAGAGGTAGTGGGATTTATCAAGGACGGAGATACGGCCGTTCAGATAGTTCCTATGTTGAAAGAGTATTTAGAAATCAATGTAAAGAACGACGAACAACTTGTTAAGTTGGCAACAATCGTTCAAAGAATTACAGCAGCTGAAAAAAGAGTATCGGACTCAGGAGATGAGTTCGGTTTATCAGACGCAGAAAAAGAACAACTGATGAATGCAATAGAAACAGATGTTCAAGAGTTACAAATAAAGAAAGACGAAATAGAGTCTTCAATCACTAAGGAAAATTAATGTTAAAGTTTGAACCAGCAGAGGTTCTTGAAGTATATACTGATACAATTGATGAATCTTTGATTGGTGCAGTAAGAGCAAGGTTTGATGTATCTCAACAAAATCAACCACTTGAGGATGCAAATATATTTTATCCATTGGATTCCAATGTATTACAAGTTCCCGTTCAAGGGGAAGAAATATTAGGTTGCGAGTTTGGTGGAAGATATTTTTATATGTCGAAGTTGAATAAATCCAACACAGCAACTAATGATTCTAACTTTGGAGTTAGTGCATTAAATACCGGCGACCCATATGAAGACTTTGAATTTGAATTTGGTAGATACTTCAATCCTTCTTCTCGTGTAAAGAAATTATTAATGAGAGAAGGTGATACAATTATACAAGGACGATTTGGTAATTCAATTCGTTTAGGTAGTAATCAGTTTATGTCTGGCAGTCAAGCTGGTCAAGAGAAAAGAGACTTAACGGAATCACCAAATATAAAAATTGTAGCAGGTGGATTTACCGATGGTCCAATTTATAGGGAAGGACTTGTTGAAGACAAGTCTTCTGAAATTACAATAGAAGAAAAAAGCTCACTCTACTTAACAACGGACGAATATGTTCCGTATGAAGATGTGGGAGTAAAGTCAACTTTTGATAATAATGAAACATACTTTAAACCACAGGTAATTATACAATCAGATAGAATTGTATTTAACTCTAAGGGTGATGATGGTGGAATAGGTATTTACTCAAGAGATAATGTTGAAATTAAATCAGCAGATAAAGTTGAAATAGATTCACCAACAATAGATATTGGTTCAAACTCACTTGTCCCCGCAGTGTTAGGTAATGATGACTTTGTAGGATTTATTACTATACTTGCTAATCAAGTGATAGTAAGTATGGAAACACAAAGAACTGCATTGTTGACAGCAAGTCAGGGGAATGAAACACCACCGAGTTTAAAATTAAAAGATGAAATAAAAAGATTAGAAGAAGTTAGAGATAACAAACTTTACTTAAGTAAAAAAATAAATGTAGAATAGGAGCAGTAATGAAGAAAAATGACTTAATAAAAATAATCGAATTAGTTGTCCGTAAAGAAGTTAAAAAACAGATGACCGAGATATTTATTAATGAGAAAGAAGAAATCAAACTATCAGAGGTGATTTCTAAACCAAACCCAAAAGTAGTAAAAAAACAAAGACCTAAAAAACAATACTCAAAAAACACAGCATTAAATGAAGTATTGAATCAAACCAATCCATTAGGTTCAAGTCAGACTGACGAATACCCTTCATTAGGTGGTGGAGTATTAGGTAGTGATAATATGGCTGAAGTTTTAGGATATGGTAATTTGGGTGGTGTTCAGAATAAAGAAAGAGCAAGAGAAGTTGCGGCAGTAGACACCATTAAGAAAGCAGGTGTTTCAGTAGACCAAGTTCCAACAGGTGTTCAAGACGCTTTAACTCGTGATTACTCTGGACTAATGAAAGCAATTAACAAAAAGAAAAAGGGTGAGGACAACTTTAGACCTTAAGAATAAATGAGTGTAAGAGAAATAGATAGAAATGATGATGTATTTGTTGGAATAGAATTTCCATTAGACCACAATCTAAGTGGATTTTTTAGACAATCCAAGACTATACCACAACAGGTAAAATCTAACATTAAAAACTTATTATTGACATCAAAGGGTGAAAGAGTATTTCAACCAAATTTTGGTTGTGATTTAAAGAATGTAATATTTGAGCAAATAGATATTCAGTCTTTAGATGAAGTAGATGAAAGCATTAGAGAAGCACTAAGCACTTGGTTACCTTATGTTAATATAAATGATTTAATAATTGTTCAAAATGAATCCAATCCAAATGAGATAACGATATCACTTGAATACTCAACAGCACTTCAACCAGACGCACTTGATAATATAACCTTTAACTTGGTTGTAGGAGAATAAAATGGCTACTAATGTAGATTATAACACAAATAAAAAAATAGTAAAAAAAGATGTAAGTTATCTCGGTAGAGACTTTTCATCAGTAAGAGAAAACTTATTAGAGTTTGCA